CTGGCGATGATCCCGACGTCTGCGGCTTCCGGCCTGAACACCAGCGTCGGGAGCGATGGCGGCTTCCTCGTCCGCACCGACTTCAGCACCGCGCTGCTGGCGCGAGCGATGGAAGAGTCGGTTCTGGCGAACCGCTGCACCACGATCGACATCGGTGAGGGCTCAGACGGTCTCGAGCTGCCCTACATCGAGGAGACTTCGCGTGCGAATGGCTCCCGGTGGGGCGGCGTCCAGGTGTTCCGTCGTGCCGAGGCCGACACGGTAGCGGCCTCCAAGCCCAAATTCGGGATCCTGCGCATCGACCTCGAAGACATGATGGGCATCTGCTACGCAACGGACCGTGCGATGCGGGACGCGGCGAGCCTGGGTCAGGTGATTCAGACGGCGTTCGGGTCTGAGTTCGCCTTCAGGATCGACGACGAGATCATCAGGGGCACGGGCGTTGGTCAGTGCCTGGGGATCCTGAACTCGCCGGCGCTGGTCACGCAGGCTGCCGAAGCTGCCCAGGTCGCCGACACGATCGTGGCCGAGAACGTGATCAAGATGCGTTCGCGGATGCGCGCACGCAACCGCAACAAGATGGCTTGGTTCATCAACCAGGAAGCCGAGCCGCAGCTTCCGTTGATGGTCGTGAAGGTCAAGAACGTCGCCGGCACGGAGAACGTCGGTGGCGCTCCCGTCTACATGCCCGCGAACGGGCTCTCGGTCGATGGCTTCGACACCTTGTTCGGCAAGCCCGTGATCCCGATCGAGCAGGCCTCTGCGATCGGTGACGTGGGCGACATCATGGCGCTCGATCTGACCGACTACCTGCTCATCCGCAAGGGTGCGCTTGAGACCGCCGAGAGCATCCACGTCCGCTTCCTGTACGGGGAGAACACCTTCCGGTTCACCTACCGCATCAACGGGGCGCCGGCCTGGAAGACGGCGCTGACGCCATACAAAGGTGCGGCCACGACCAGCCCGTTCGTGGCACTGGCCGCCAGGTAAGGGAGAAAGCAATGGCACGTCCGAACATTCCCGAAGGGCAGACGCCCTATATCCTGCTCAATCCCTCGGCCGATGCGGCCGGCCGCACCAGCGCGTATATCAGCCTGAAGAACGCTGTGCGGGCCTGGATTGAGGTGGTTATCAACCAGGGCAACGCCGCGACGATTCTCTTGAGTCCGCTACAGGCCACGGCCGTGGCCGGAACGGGTTCCAAGGCGATCAACGCGGCTCGCATTGCGGCCAAGCTCACGGTTGCAGCCACGTCTTTCACTGTTCCGGCCGAGGCTGCGACATACACCACTGACGCTGGCGTCGATTCCAAGATCGTTATCTTCGAGATCGACCCCGCCAAGGTGTTCGACGTGGCCAACAACTTCGACTGCATCGCCGTCAGCACGGGTGCCAGCAACGCCGCGAACATCACGTCTGCGATGCTGCGGGTTCAGCACAAGTATTCGGGTGTGCATCCGAACGTGCTGGTTGACTAACCCTCTCTCGGAGGCGCGGCTCTTCGGGGCCGCGCCTCATTCGGAGTCCGCATGAAGGTTCGCATCAAGAGCGGCAGCCAGGCTGGTGCTGTCGTGGACATGCCGCAGCATGAGGCTGAGGCGAACATCTCCACCGGCTACGCGGAGGAGGTGCTGGGAGCCAGGGCCTCCAAGGCCGCCGAGGTAACTGCACAGCACGAAGCGAAGGAGCTGCTCAAGGCCCAGACCAAGGCCGATGCCATCGCCGCCAAGGAAGCCAAGGCCGCAGCGAAAGCGGCTGCCAAATCCGAATCCGAAGCCGCCAAGGCTGCAGCCAAAGAGAAGGCCAAGGCGGAACGTGAAGCCATCCGCATCGCTGAGTCCGGATTGAGCCGCGAGGAACGGGCCAGGCGGAGGGAGATTCGGGAGCGTGAGGCCAGGGAAAAGGCCAGGGAAGAAGCGCGCGAAGCCAGGGAAAAGGCACGCGAAGCTAAGGAATCGTCGAAGAAGAAGTGAGACTGAGCCTCGTCACGCCGCCGGCGCTCGAGCCACTGGACCTTGGCGATGCCAAGGAGCATTGCCGCGTCGATACCAGCGAAGAAGATCGGCTCATCTACGCCTACATCGGCGCGGCGCGGCGGTATGTCGAGGAGTTCACCAACCGTCAGTTGATCACGGCGACGTGGGAGCTGTGGCTGGATCATTTCCCTTGCGGTTGCGGTATCGAGATCCCGCTACCGCCGCTGCAGTCCGTGGTCAGCGTCAAGTACCTGGACACGGCCGGCGTGGAGCAGACCCTGGCTACTTCCGAGTACATCGTGGACACGCCCGCGGGTGAGGTAGCTGTGCCTGGACGTCTGACGCCGGCGTATTCGGTTGTCTGGCCTTCGACGCATCCGGTCATCAACTCCGTGAAGGTGCAGTTCATCGCCGGGTATGGGCTCAGTCCGCTGCAGGTTCCGCAGGGTCTCAAGTCAGCGATCCGCGAGTATGTGGCGACGTTGTACCAGTTCCGCGAGGACGACATCACCGGCACGATCAGCACTTCTGCGCCGATCAAGGTTGACCGGATGCTCTGGCCATTCAGGTCATGGAGGCGCGCGGCATGAAGGTGCGCTATCTGTCCGGACCGCACAAGGGCAAGGTCGTGGACATGGGTACGTCTGCAGCCCAGGCCGGGATCGCGGCCAAGCAGCTCGAGGCTGTGGTCGAGAAGGCCGAAAGGCCAGCTGAGACTCATGCGAAGGCCGAGAAGCCTGGCCGGAGGCGTAGGGGGTGAATTTCCCCGCCGGCAAGCGCGATCGGCGCATCACGATTCGGGCGCTGACTACCACGCCTGACCCTGACTCTGGTGAGCCGATCCCTACGCCTACCACGCTGGCGACCGTCTGGGCCAACTACAACCCGCCAACACAGGGCCGGGAGCCGTACACCGCGGACCAGTACGCAGCGTTCGTGGATGCCGAGTTCGACATCCTGTACCGGCCCGCGTTCCTGAATCTCAATCCGGCTACGCATGACCTGACTTTCGATGGACGCACCTACAACATCCTGGGTGTCACTGAGATCGAGCGCAGGGCGAAGCTGCGCATCGTGGCCAAGGCCAGAGCTGAAGCTGGAGCTCCACCGGCATGAACGCAGACATCAAGGTGGACATGAGCGCGTTCGTCAAGGCGCTCGAGGGCATCGGGGATCGGATAGCGCAGCGTCAGGCTGCTGAGCAGGATCTGTTGGCTGCGGCCGAGCCGCTTGTGCAGCAGATGCAGGCGGCGGCGCCACGGGATCCTGGTGGACGTCCTGGGTTCGCAGCAGAGACGATCCACGCAGAGGCCCAGGAGACGCGCAGCGCGGATGAGATCGCCCGCATCGCCATCGGCCCCACCGGCTTCCACCTGCGGTTCAGCGAGTTCGGCACGTCAAAGGAGCCGGCGCGGCCGTGGATGCGCCCTGTCATCGACGGTGGCGTTGGAGTGCTGAGCGCCACTCTGGGCGAGCGGATCCAGGCGCGGATCCAGGCTGGTGCCAGGTGATCGAGTACGCGGTGCGTGCGCGCCTACTGGCAGACCCTGGAGTAGCTGCTTTGGTGGGCACGAAGGTGTCATCCCAGCCGCTTCCGCAGGGCACGCTGCCGCCGGCTATCACGTTTCAGGTGGTATCGCTGAACGAGGCAGCGCGCACGATCGATGAGGGCGCGTCGCCTGTTCGGGAGCGGATCCAGATCGACTGCTGGGGCCGCACGTACACGGAGGCCGTGAACGTCGAGTCTGCCGTGGCAGGCGCTCTAAACGGCTTCCGGGGGCCGGTAGCCATCAATGCGAACTCGGTGGCTGACATCCATGGCGCGTTTCGGCAGAACCGTGTGGACCAGTTCGAGTCCGATACCAAGCTGCACCGCGTCATCGCGGATTACTTCGTGACTGCTCAGGCCGCTTAAGAAGGAGACAGGGACATGGCCCTTACCACGACGATTCAGGTCAACATCGAAGCGCAACTGAGCAAGGCTCTGGATCTGCTCGGAACGCCGACCACGCACAGCATTCCGCTCATCGTGTCCCTGAACAAAGCGCTTGCAAACGGTACGGGCGTCTTGATGTCCGATACAGTCTTTGCGGATCGACGCCCGCTCACCACTGGCCAGTCCGAGGATCTTGACCTGGCCGGGACGCTCCTCAACAGCTATGGGGACGCGGCGATCTTCGCCAAGGTGCGGCTGCTCTACATCAAGTCTGCCGACGACAATACGGTGGACCTGACCGTGTTCGGCGACGCGGCTTCGGTTCCGTTCCTGAACACTGCGGCGACCACGTCCACCATCAAGCCTGGCGGCTTCATCTTGCTCTACAACCCGACCGGCTTCACGGTTACGCCGACAACGGCAGACATCGTTCAGGTGGCGAATGGTGCCGGCAACAGCACCTACGACATCCTCATCATCGGGACTTCGGTCTAGTCACCGCAAGTTAAAGGAGCAAGGCTATGGCAGTCTCTGGCGCCAAACTCGGATACGGGACGCTCCTGAAGCGTGGTGACGGCGGTGGCCCTGAAGTGTTCACCACGATTGCGGAGGTGCGCTCCATCACGCTGCCCACACAGGAGCGTGAGGACGTGGACGTCACGCACATGGAGTCGCCGAATGCGACCCGCGAGTTCATCGCGGGCCTGGCCGACACCGGCGAGGCAAGCTGCGTGCTCAACTTCCGGCCAGACCATGTGACTCAGGGTGCCGTCTCGGGGATCATCGACGATTCCGAAACCCGCGCGCTGCGGAACTATCAGATCGTGTTCGACCAGTTTTCTGGCGATCCAACCTGCTCGTTCAACGCCTACGTGAAGAGCCACGGCGGCGAGATCGTGGTGGACGACGCGATCCAGGTGAACGTGGTTTTCAAGCTGAGCGCGGCGCCGACCTGGACCGGCACGGCCTAACGGGGTGAACTGATGGCGAATCCGTACCGCGGCGAGGCTGAGCTCAGCGACGGCAATGGCACCAGGTACACGCTCAGCTTCAGCTATCTCGAGATGGCCAAACTTGAGAAGGCCTTCGGCGTGCGCGGTAAGGCCCTCGGCGAGCGGATCGACGAGTTCGGAATCGGCGACACCATGGCCATTCTCAAGGTGGCGCTGGAGCGGCATCACAAGCTGATGACCGACGAGATGATCCACCAGTTGATGGAGAAGGTCGGTCTCGCGGAAATCCGCAAGAAGTTCAACGAAGTCTATGCCTGCGCGATCAATGGACCCAACACGCAGGCGTCAGAACAGGCGGCCGACCCAAACGTCTAGGGGCCGGAGAGATCCGGCTCCATCCGCTCGACGTCGAGGGCTGCTTGGGTGCGGCACTCGATGCAGGTATCTCGTTCGACGACTTCTTCGCAGCAACTCCATGGATGGTTGGGCGGATGATCGAAGCCGCTCTGCATCGTGACCAGTTCGAGCAGAAGAAGGCCACGGCCTTGGCGTGGCAGACCGCGCGCTTTGCCGGTCCCGCACTGTTCGGGAAGCTCCCGCCGCTCTCCAACTTCATCAAGGACAAGCCTGGTCCAGAGCAGCCGCAGTCACCCGAGATGCAGATGGCCGTGCTCAAGGTTCTGACCGACAGGATGCTGCGGGATAGCTGATGGCCGCCACAACCATCGCCGGCATCGCTTCCGAGCTCACACTCGACATCGACGGCTTCCTCAAGGCCATCCAGCAGGCTGGTAGCGCCGGCCAGAAGTTCGAGCGCCAGATCCAGGGCGAGATTGACAAGATCACGGGCGCCAAGGCTTCGCAGCAGGTACTGCTGATCGAGAAGGCACTTGAGCGGGTCGGCGGCGTCTCGAAGCTCACAGCACAGCAAGTTGAGAACCTGCGCGGTCGCATCGAGGCGCTGGCCCGTTCAGGCGCAAAGCTGCCGTCGTCGCTGACGGCGCTCACGAAGGGCGGCAACCTCGGCCAGCTTGGGGCCAACCTCCAGACTCAGGGCCTGTCACAACTTCAGGGCCAGCTGGGGCCGGTGGGCGGACTGCTGACGGGGATCTCTGGCAGTGCCCTCTTGGCCACGGCTGGCATCGCGGGGCTGGCGGTAGGGGCCGGAGCTGCGGCCAAGGCGTTCACGGACGCGGCCGTGGAGTTCGGGGAGTTCGCCGGACACCTGACGGATCTGTCCGCGCAGACCGGCATCGGGACAACGGCGCTGCAGGAGCTGGCGTTCGTCGGCTCGTTCGTGGGTACGTCGCTGGACGAGGTCGCGTCTGCCGTCGCGCGGATGCAGAAGGGCATCGCCGAGGGCGACAGCGTATTCCAGCGCCTGGGCCTCAGCCTTGCGGAGATACAGGACCTGGCGCCAGAAGAGCAGTTCTTCAAGGTCGCCGAGTCGATCAACGCGATCCAGGACCCGGCTCAGCGCACCGCGGCAGCGATCGAGGTGTTCGGTCGCAGCGGGGCATCGCTGCTGCCGCTGTTCGGGAACCTCGAGAGGCTCCGCGAGGAGGCGCATCGGCTGGGTGTTGTATTCGACGAGGATGCAGTCAGGTCGGGCGACAAGCTAGACGACGCCTTCAACCGCTTGGGGCGCAGTGCTGATGCCCTCAAGCTGTCCATCGGGGCGCTGGCTGCCAATACCGGCTTCATCAAGTTCCTGGAGACTCTGGCTGCTGGCATCGGGGCTGTCTCTGCAAATCTGCCGGCATTCATTGCTGGCCTGAATCAACTAGGACCGATCCTCTCCGCGCTGCCCGGTGGGGGCGCGATCTCCAACGTTGCGCAGCTCGCCGGACTTGCTGGAAGCCTCGGCGGCGCCGGTGCTGCTACGGCAGATCCCGCTGCTGCCGCGGCGCTGGCGAAGCGCACGATTGCTGGCACACAGTTCGAGACCGCGGCAGAGGAGGCCAAGCGCAAGAAGATCGAAGCCGAGCGTCAACGCGATGCGGAGCAGTCGGCCAAGGCTGCTGAGGCTGCTGCCGAAAAGGCCGCGAAGGCGTGGGCGGACAGTGCCGAGAAGGCTCGTGTCGAGTGGGACAAGTTCTTCAAGAGCATGGACGAGGCCGGAGACGAGGCGCTCTCGGACATGTTCAAGCAGACCATGAGCGATGCGAAGGCCAGCGCTGATGCTGGAGCCGCAGCCTTTGCAGCCCAGATCGCAGCCGTGGCCGAGTTGGGCGAGTCATTCGGCGAGGCTGACGCCAAGGCTCAAGAGCTGCTCTCCACATTCGGCCTGCTCAAGACTCTGGGCGGTGGAGACCTCACGAACCAGACGACTGCTGGCCTGCAGCAGATGGGCGAGGAAATCGCAGAGTTGGATCAGTCGATTCCCGGCGTGGCTGATGCTCTGGCAGAAGTCAATGCCGAGATTGCCAAGCGTGGCGGTAAGCCGATCATTTCTGCCGAAGAACTGAAACGAATTGCCGAGGCCGCACGAAAGCTTCAGGAGTTGGCTGATGGTCTCGGCGCAATTTCAGGTGCGCTTGGAGACCTCGGAGAGTCTATCGGAGGAGTCGGCGGCGCACTGGCTGGGCTAGGCAGTGCTGCAGCAGGGACGCTCTCTAATCTCAAGAATGCTGCGGTTCAAACCGCTAGCGTTTGGCAGAAGACGGCCGGAGCAATCGGGGCAGCGTCTAACATTATTTCTTCATCGAGAGACGAAAAGTCTGCCGGCAAGCGTGCCCTTGGCGGTGCCGCAAAGGGCGCAATGGCTGGCGCGGCGTTCGGTCCATGGGGTGCGGTAATAGGCGCGGTAGCCGGTGGACTCATTGGTCTGTTCTCTGGCCCAAAGTGGAAGTCAACGGCCGAGACGGCCAGCAAGATTTTCGGAGACGAACTCGGCAAGGGTGTCAGCGACGAACTGGCCAAGGCTATCTTTGAGACACAGAAGCAGCTAGGTGTAGGCGCTGAAACAGCGTCGCTGCTGCATATCGGCGACGTGATGGACGAGGCCGGCGGTAGCGCGACCGAGTTTGCAGATGAGATGCAGACGCTTCTGCAAGGCATCGAGTCCGGTACTGTGCCGGCCGAGGAGGGCATTGCGGCGTTGGGCGATGCGTTCTCTCGGCTGGCTGATGAAGCGGCGACCGGAGCAGTATCAGCGCAGGCGCAGATGGGGGCATTGGCTGCTGAGGCGAGAGCTCTCGGCCAATCAATTCCAGAGATAGACGCTGCCGTCAAACAGGCCGTCAGTGAGTCCACCGGTGCGCTGGGTGGGCTCGCCGGCATCAAGCTGGTGGACGAGGCTGACGCGCGCTCTCAGGCCCAGATCTTCCTGAACGTTTTCAACTCGGTCCTGGCGACTGAAGGCATTGTCGCCGCGGCCAAGGCCATCAAGCCGGCGCTGGACACCTTCAAGGATTCGCTGAAGGAGGCCGGCATCGGCAACGAAGCTGTGGCCTCTATCCTGGGCCCGATCCAGGCCGGGATGTCGCTCCTCAAGAACGACCTCACCAAGGGCGCAGCCGAGGGAGCAACTGCGCTCAAGACCATCCTTGAGTCGCAGCTCTCGGCTGGCTTCCTGGATACCAACACCTTCCAGGCAATTCAGCAGCAGGCCGGAACTGTCTTCGACCAACTCATCAAGGGTGGGGCCGACACGGGCGCAGCGTTCCAGGCGATCGGACCGCTCCTGGCCCAGATCCAACAGACGGCGCAGGCGACCGGGCAAACCCTGGATCCTGTTACTCAGGGCCTGATCGATCAGGCCTCGGCCGCTGGCTTCGCGTTCCCAACGGAGCCGATCGAGCGCGTGGTCACGTTGCTGGAGTCGATCGCGGTGGCGCTGGGGGCCACGATCCCGGCAGCCGCCACGACCTCGGCCAGCGCGATCAGTATGGACATGGCCGCGGCGGCAGGCTCGGCCAGTTCTTCCATGCAGACGCTTTCGTCTTCGGCCAGCACCTCGCTGAGCACGGTCGTGACGGCGGCAGGACAGACGAGCGCTAGCGTGGTCGCGGCCTTCGACGGCGTTGGGGCACAGATCACCAGCGCTATCTTGCCGGCCGGGGATGCGATCCAGCAGCAGTTGGCGAGCGTCTTTGACCAGGCCACCGCCGAGGCGCAGCAGTTCGCCAGCCTGCTCAGCAAACTGGACAGCACGACGCTGACGATCCCGTTCAAGTTCGAGGGTACGGGTGAGCTCCCGGGCGGAGGTTTCACCGGCGACTTGATGCAGTTCGACACTGGCAGCGGCGGCATTATGGACTTCGGCAAGGAGACCATCGCAGCTCTGCACGGGCGCGAAGCCGTGATCCCCGAGAACGATCTACAGAACCTGCTGAGATCCACTGCTGCGCTGGGCGCCTCGAGCGGTCGCGGCGGCAGTGCCAGCGGAACCCAGATCATACAGCTCGTGCTTGACGGTCGAGTCCTGGCTGACATCAACTCGCGTCTGGAAAAGCGCAACACGCGAGGCGGGCAGACACGCGGCAAGCGGGGCTACCGGTGAAACTGATCGACAACATCGTGATCCAGCTATCAGCCCACCCCGGCTACTGCTTGTTCTGGATCTGCTGGCTCCTGGCTGCCTGGGCCATCATTCACTACGAGGGGAGCCGCGTTATCGCGGCGCTACGCCTGCGTGGCTAGCCTCTCTCCCGGCATGAAGGCCGAGTTCGAAAAGTCCAATCCGCAGATCCGGCGCATGCTCCACATCGACTTCCCTGACGGCACCCGTTACTACTCGGACGTGGCCCTGTGCTCGTCCACCTACGGCCTGCACGAGCCGCTGGTGAAAACGTGGGGCACCATCGAGCACGCGGGCGGCGACGCTCAGTGCAACCTTCAGGTGCCGCAGTGGAGCGGGCTTCAGATCATCGACGTGGACAAGGAGTGGCAGACTCTCGCTTCGATCTACAAGCTGCGCGGGCTCGTGGCCTACTTCATCATCGGCTCGCCCAACGTGCCCGACCCGGAGAACTGGTTCGAACGCTCGTTCTGGATCGACGAATGGGACTACCCCGAGGAAGGACTGGTGAGCGTGCGGCTGGTGCCGCCCTACTACCACCGGCTCAAGTCTCCATATCCTCTGAGCCTCATCAACGTCTTAGATTTCCATGAACTTCCAGCCGAGTCTCAATCGCTGTATCCGCCGATCGGGCCGTACGGGCGCTTTGACAGCTTCGGCGTGGGCACGATCGGCGGCACCATCCACCCGGTGCTGGTGGACCCGACGACCAACCAATACCTGCTGTCCACTGGCGGCTGCATCAAGCAAGTGCTGCACGTCTATCGTGATGGGGTCAAGACGCTCCCCGGCGTCCAGTACGAAGTGACCAACGAGCAGATCAACGCGCGAAGCTACACCCTGCTCACGTTCGAGAACCCTCAGACCCAGTTCGAAATCACGGTGGACGTGGAGGGGTACGAGACCGAGGGCGATAGCACCGGCCCGCTGATCGACCGGCCCGTGGCCGTTCTGCGGCACTGGCTGGCCAACAAGGTTTTTCACGAGACCGTGGATGCGCTCCCGACAGACAACGGCTGGGTGGGCGACGCGGACACCCCGATCGACCCAGTTTACTTGGACGAGACCGAGGCTTACCTCGAACGGCGCACGCCCACGGGCTACCGCTGCTGTTTCTACGGCGAGCCGTCCGACGCCCAGCGCGACGGCGTCAACGACTTGAACGCCTTCTGTCAGACCAATCAGGTGATGCCGTTCTACACGATCTTCAACCTGCTGACCGTGCGCCCCGACTCATTCGACGACCCCGGGTACATCGACGACCCCTGGATGCGACGCGAGCTAGACGAACTAGACAGCGGGCCACTTGAGCCAGCGGACCCGTCCGAGGACGTAGTGACGACCATCGTGGTGGATGGCAACGTGGAGGAGGCTTCGGGCCAGATTATCGACCACCTACAGGTGAACTCGCAGCCTTCTGACGGCGCGAGCGACTCCATCGCTAGCCCCTGGGGCGAGGGGTACATCTAGTGGCGAAGAAGCAGGCGCCCGCCTTCGAGACCATCACCGGCTGGTGGCGGGACGATTTCAACGAGGATCTCGCCAGCGGCGACGGGATCGACACGTGGCAGGACTACTCTGGCCAGGGCGGCGATTTCACGCAAGTGACGGCTCCCAATCAGCCCGAGTGGGAGACGAAGGTCCGTTGGGGCAAGCCCGCGTTACGCTTCGGGCGGGCAGCCGCCACGCACTACATGGACGGTCCAGACTGCAACACGCTATTCGCCACGGGACAGGCCACGTTGATGATCGCGTTCTACTTGACCAACATCACCACCGAACAATACCTGTTCACCGACTCCACGCACGACATAGCGATGGTCATTCTGACCAACGGTGAGCTACGTGGGCGCGTGGCTGGCCAGCAAATCTCGATCGGCGGTCCGCTCGACCAGTTCCAGTTGAACTATCCGGCGTGGCACGTGGGCATCGTCCAGCACGTCGGCGGGAACTGCCGCGTCTACCTCGACGACCCGCTCAAGTTCAAGTTCATCGCAGCGGGAAACTCTGGCGCGATGGGGCTGGCGCGGATCGGTGCCAATCCGAGCGGCCTCGAACCGCTACAGGATGCGTACATCGGGGAAATCATCACGACCAATACCAACTGGAACGACGCCAACGTGAGCCGAGTATTTGCGTGGATGGCGGGACGATGGCTTGATCGAGGCGATCCGCTCGCGCGCATGCGCGACGCAGCTTCCCGGCGCCTGCATCGCTTCGAGCGGCCACGGCGGCGCTTCTACATGACGACGCCCTACAAGTGGATCGACAGCGGGGAGCTATACACGCCGCACGCCCTGAGCCACGGCTACGTGCCGACCACGACCGGTGGCGGGGCTGGCATTGAACGCTGGGAGCGCGCTGTGGTCGTGCCCACGGAGCGCCGCGAGAACATCGACACGTACAGCCTGGAGTTCACGTTCGAGGACCGGCGCGGCCTGTCCCACCAGTACGTGGAAACAGGCGTGGCCACGGGCTCACAGGACGATCGCCGCGACGGGGTGAAGATTTCCGGGCTGGGCGTGCATCGCTTCTCGGTGTCTGGCGTGACCAAGTGCTGGGTCGAGTCTGCCGGTGGGCTAGAAACGGGCCGGAGCGGCGGCGTGGTTGAGGTGCCTGCCGGCGTCGAGGCGTCCGAGTTTGGCGGCATCGTGACTGAGCCAGCGGTCAACCAGTACATGCTGCGCACTTCCTTCATCAACGAACTGACCGGGCTGACCAAAGTCGGGGAAGGCGCCAGCGGCGGCGCGATCGACACGATACAACTCAACGACCCAGCGAACATCCAGTTCCCTGGTCTGTTCAGCCCCCAGGTGACAGAGTGGTGCGCACGCTTCACGGCGGGCGACCCAACACACGCGGCCGACATGTACCTCCAGTGGCCGCTGACGACCAACGACGAGTTGATCCAGGCAAACCAGCGGCTGTGCTTCTCGATGGACAACACATTGCTTCCCGTTACTCCGTTCGGGGCTGGGTTGAAGTGGGCACTTCAGACCGATGTTGACTCGACGTGGTGGGACGACCTCAACGAGACGTGGAGCGGCTCGCTCGTCTGGAACCTAGGGCTGGACACGAACGTCACGACGTACGGCCGGTCGCGCTCGAACGTTATCATGTGGCCAAACGCGATTGGGCGCGCGCTCGTGTACGTTGGCCTACCAAGCGGTTCGGCGGCTGGGCAAGTGTGCCTGCTCTACCACGTGCAATTGGAGTAGGGGTCTCGATGGCAGGGTTCCCGACCGGACGAGTGGTGCAGGACGCGACGTTCATCGGGTTCCGTGGGAGCCGCGGCTTGGCCTTTCAGGAGTGGGACACCCGTCTGTTCTTCAACGAGCCCCACGGCACCATCGGCTTCGTGCTGGTTCCGCCGTGGTCGGCGGCTGACGTGGAGATTGGCACCCACACGATCCCGCTAGGGTTCAACATCCTGCTCTGGATCGTCCAGTACCAGAACCCACCCACACAGCACTATTGGACCTGCCGCTACAACGCGACGCTGGGCACCGGACTGTCACGCTGGGAGTTCGCGGCTGCCGCCTCTGGCTCCGAGGAAATCGCCTACCACGACGACCCAGCCTTCAAGCCTGAGCGGTTTGAGCCTCGTGGCGTGGTGGTTCGCTGGACCTCCGGGCTAGCTGGCCAAATTGTGCCTGTCCAGCTAGTAGTCAATGCCAGCTTTGAAATCAGCCTATCGGGATGGGTAGGGGTTCACCCGTATGGCCTCGCAAACAATCCCGGCGGGGGCCATGCGCTGAAGGTACTACAGCTACAGAAGGTCGCAGGGGGCGCTGCCGGGAGTGTCGCGCAGACGATTCCTGTTAGTCCGGGGTCAGCCGCTGATGTTTCGGTGCTGCTGCGAGGCCAAATCCCGGCGCAGCCCGCAGCCGGAGCCTTGGCTACGGCATACTCTCCGGCCACAAACACGTACCTGACTTCTGCGGGGACTTGGAGTGGAACACCTCAGGCGTGGGCAACGGAACTATCTGGCACTAGCTTCGTCCAGCATGACGTGTCCACGACTGTTCCGGTTGGAGAGACGGCGATTGACTTGAGGATTGACACGAACCTTACGACGGGTTACTGCCAAGCTGACCTCTATACCTGGACTGAGCAGCAGGTTGCTCCCGCGCCCCCTGGCGGGGAAGGAGAGCTAGGGCTGCCATCGAACACGATGGACATTTTCGTGGGCACCTTGACTGCCGAGATGTCACAGGGCGTCTCGATACAGCTAGGCGTCCGTCCCACCCCCATCTTGGACGGCGGGCGGATGCAGTGGAACACCCTGGGCGCGCGTCTGTCGAGCATCTTCTCCACGGCGGACGTGTACCCTAACCAGCGCATCGTCGGCTGGTGGAACGAGCAACGGC